TCCTATCGTAAATGGCCGTTAGTGGCATAGTTCCACATATTTACATTCTCCTCCTACAGCTCGGAAATCGTCACCGTAGACGTTCCCCATCCCCCGATCCGCATCTTTCGTGCGGTCGTATCCCGTTCGAGTGTGGACCTTGCGATATAGGCACCTTTCTTGTAACTGTTTAGCATAATACCGAAACTCAGCGTATTCACGCCAACTGCCCAAATAAAACGCTCCTCAAACTGCTGATCATCACAAATGGTAACCTCTTGCCCGACCGCAAATCCCTGCGTCGATGCAACTGGAACTACAATAGTCGTGTCACTTGCCGTAATAGCAGCTGTGGCATAGGTTTTCGTCTCATCCAATTTTAAAACTGGGTCATCCTCTCCGTCATACGTATCAACAAATCGTGCTTGCGCCCCGGAAACTCCCCTGCTGTCCAAATCCAAATAGGCCTCGATACGAGTAATACGCCGGTTAACAAGGTCCATTTCTTCCGAAGTGACATGAATAGATGCGTCGTTCACATGCTCATTGAATGAATCGACTGTAACAAGAGCTTTCTCATCGATCACTGCAGTTACATTCTCGACCGTTCCAATAACTGTGATGAAATGGAAAATCTCCTCAACGACATTGATGCCATCTGATGGTGGAAGGAAATCTGCAAGTGAGCCTGCATTTGCAACTGCGTACAAGATCTCCCCCTCATCTGGATCAGTGGCGAATAGGCCGATTTCCCTTACGTATACCCCATCCGTCAGGTCCTTGTTACTGATCGTAGCAGTTACCTGTGATTGACCTTCTCCGATGACTTTGAGCTCCAAAATATCCAATGATAAGACTTCATGGACAAGTTCTGTCAGTTTACTTTGATCCTCGGCGGAATAGCCATCACCAATTCCGATCCGAGTAAATTGAATCCTTGTAGCTCCCGTCTGCGCTTTTGTCAGGAGAGCTAGACCAAGTTCGGTTAATACTGAGCCATTAAATTGCGCCAAGCATGCCGCCTCCGATCGGTTTTATCGTGTGTATTTTAAGAGTCGTCACGGTTCCTCCAGCGTACAGATTCATCTTGTTATCCCTGCGAATCGCAATAGACTCTAGACGACTTCTGGTGTTTTTCGCCGATTTAATCGCACGGATGATTTCTGCGTATCGTTTTGCATCCGTCATCCGGTCAGTAGTCGTTACTTTGAAATGAAAAGGATCTCCACCATACTCGAACCATTCCGAAACGAATCCGTCATCAAATGCCGTAGAAACAACCTGATCGACTGCCCATGGAGTTCCCTTGTACTTATGCATTAATTCAGCTTGTTTAACTAACTCACGTTTCTTTTCGATGGGGAGTGACTGATCATAAAAGTCAACGTGCTTCTCCCAAGCCAGCAGATCAATAATTGCCTCTGGTTGGTTATCCAAGTTCGAATAGAGAAGTAATTGAGCGATCGCAGCAGATACCTCGCGATGTTCTTTGTCAAAGGCAGCTGCACTCGCTTTGACATTCGGATCTCCCCTCAAGCTGGCAGGTAATATGTCGAGAAGCGATATCGTTTTGATATCAATCATCTTCCAGACCTCCATAAGTGATGTTTTCTGTGTTTAATTTGGCCACCTGATATCGCTCGACAGATTGGTAAATCGGTGCTGTAACCATCACCCTTTTGGCACCTGCGTTCTTCACCCGAGTGGTTAATTCTGATGGATCAATGTCTCTTCCCTGTTTAGAACACTGCCAAAGCTTATAATTCTTGATAGCCTGTTCAACATTAGATTGAATGGTTGCTACCATACTACTGTTGGATTTACCGATCCAATAAGTCACATTCAAGTCGTATGGTACCTGTTCGGGAACAAATGCTTGTACATTATCAGTCAGAGGACGCACTTTTCGATCGCTACATGTCTCCAGAACCAAATCAAGTATCTCCTGCCCCGGTAGTCCTCCATCTTTTAACAAAGGACGAATTTCCACCACACCTGGGGAAGTTTCGCGCACTGAAACATCAACGATCAATGGACTGGCAGACATCGCAAAGTATTCATATGCCCCCTCTGGTCCAGCAGTGCTGAATGATTCTGGAGCAATATGGATTCGCTCTCTATACGCATCGTCGCTTTCTCTGTCAGTGCCACCAGAGCTTGTCGTCACATTACTTACGTTTTGGATATAAGGAATCGGATCAATCAACACATTGATCTGCCCTGGTAAGTATCCGTTCCCGCTTTCACCTGGGGTTGTACAGATTATCTCCACCATACCGGACAAAGAGCCTGGTGAGATTTCTAACGTATCGATTGTTTCAAAAAATACGGTACCGCCAGCTTGAGGACCAACCCGTGTTCCTGCTGGAATAACGACTGTAGTGGTCAGAACTGTTGAAAGAACAAACTGCTGAGTGGAACGAGATGCCGCACTCTCAAGTCGAGTCACATTTGAACCAGCTCCGAGGTGATCCAAATTGTCCCCGTTTGCGTAGCGTAAGAGATTTTGCTTCCCTGTCTCGTTAATTAGGACCCGCTGCTGTATGATGAGCTGAGCTAGAGCAGTGAGGAACAATCTGATCGGGTCTCCTGGGTAAAGGGTTCGGTCTGCCAATCCTTCATAAACCGAGATGATGTCATTTGTAATTTTTTCGGCGTCAACAGAGATAAAATCAATGTCTGGCAAACCTGATAAATCCGCCATCATATCACTCCTCCCCTACCAGAATAAATCGAATGATCGGAATCAGCCGGCCATACATGCTAGCCTCAACGCTTTGCTCGTTAAATGTTATCCGTGTGACCTGGGCACGAGGTTCTTGTTCGCTGACCGCTGCCATGAGAACCCCTGTTATTCGTGCTTGAGCAATATTGATGGGTTCATCGACCATTTCCCACTCGACACCAATTCCGCGCGATCCCGGTGCAGTACCCAAAACTGTGGATGCGATTGTCCAGATGTTTTGCTGCACTTCCTCAAGCAACGTGGCCGGCGCGAAGTTAACCGCTCTACGTACTGGCGATATCTCTACTGCATATTCGCTCATTTGACGTACTCCTTCAGGGTAATATTTGCCGTAGCTTTCCAGACATAGCCCTGATTGTCGATCACATCCCATTTCTGCTCGAGCGCTGTGATAGACCACATGTAAACACCAATTCCAACCCCTCCAATTGCAAGCGGTAACGCTTTTCCTGCCCGTTCGAGTTCCACGAGTTGGTTCAGCTCTTTTCGTGGGTTGAGACCATATAACGCATCAAATGCCATAGAAAACGATATGGTATCCAGTCCAGGACCAATCCATTGTGACTTTGGCTTCTTTCCCAGAATTTCATGATCAGCATATCGGCTTGCACTACTCCGGGTAAAATCTTGAAACGTTCGTAGTGTTTCGTGTGTAGCTACAAATACGACGGGTCCAAGGTTCCCAAGACTACTCATGACGACTCACCCGTAAATATCTGACCTGTAATATGCAAATTGCCATCAATATACACGTCACTCACCGCTTTAACGTGCAGCTTCTTCTTCTCGCGGTCATAATACACGTGGCTACCGTCCTCGAACCATACCCCGCACAGGTTCTTATCCTGCACTGGCGGCAGGTCAACATCCGAGTAGATCGCCCCAAGACAGTAGCCATCCTGTGCCCCGTTCCCCTGGAACAGACAAATGACATTCTCCCCCACGTCTGGCAAGCTGAAATGTTTTGTTTTCAAGGTATGGGCGACGATTACGGGAAGCTCATAGGATACCGAGTCATCCCGATCAGGGAATACCACTCGAACTGTACAGTTCGCTTTGTTTACAGAGGATACAAGGCCCACTCGAAGCATGTTTTTACTTGCACTCATGATTACCACCCCAATACTTGCCGCATTGTGATATCCGTTGTATAGCCTCCACTTCCTAGTCTGTGACTAGCGCTAACAATGAGGTACTTCCCATCGAACGTCCCAAATCCAGCTACTGTGATTGTCAAACCTGTAGCCAGCCTAATATCACCCATTACGGTCATGGATGCTTGGGACTGCTCTTTATTCTTATCCCGTAGACTCTTCCGGGCTTTTCTCAATGCAGCTGACTCGCTATCGGCTTGTTCGTTAATTTTTAATATGGGACCAACTTTCGGCGCTCCAGGAGGCACGTATTTGACCTTGATCGTATTTTTCTTTTTGGCTTGGGTGTAACTTACTTCACAAGCCACGTAAGCTGCATAAGACGCGCTCCAGTCAAATTTATAGGAGATGATGTTATCCTTCCCCCGTGTAAATGTAGCGATTGGCTCGCCTTTCTCAAACTCAAATTCGTCAAACAACACCAGTTGGCCAGAAGCGATTTTCAGTGCAATGCCTTCTTCTTTGGCTTGGGCATACAAAAAGGAGAGGTCTTCCTGCTCAGTTTGATCCAGCCTCTCATAGGAAGGGTTAACAGGGGCCAGATAGTTAAGTTTCAAACCAGCTCTTTTGGCAATTTCGGAAGCGATGGTTTTTAACGATACCTTTTCCCATGCTTTGCTCCTCTTCTCTTGCTTTGCGTTCCCTGCAATCGGAAGGCTTGTTGCCTTGATACTCACCGTATCAGGAGGTCCGTTCGACGTAACTGAATCCACTTCAAAAGTTCCAAGTGGTAGCCGCTTTACTTCCCCTGGTTTGTCCCAACTGATGGTTCGGATTTCTGCCGAGATTTTGTCGCCCTTTAAAGGCATCCACTCCGGACTCTGCCACATATTTTCTCGATCTTCCAACGAGATTTGGATATCATCTGATTCACCAGAAGCAGCATCCGTATAGGTGAAATCCATCAGACTCATCGCTAAATCCACAGAAATATCCACACCGTTGTAAAACATGACTAATTCTGCCCTACGTGCATCTGTCATTTCCATGCTCTAACTCTCCCTCTTCCAAGGTGGGAGTGTGAAAGAAGTAGCCACTTCAATGGTTGGAATCGTAAGTCTTATATCTGCAGAGAAAATCACCGTGGAGTTGTGATCCGGATTTGCTTGAATCAGGTCAGGCATATGTTTATCGGTCCCAAAAAGCTTGAAGGAGATACCGTCCCAAGTATCTCCTTGAATTGTGATATAAGTATTCAATTGGCAAAGGACCTCCTTTGCTTATCTCGTTTCAATTCCGTCAGCATTTGCTCGAGCTTTCGAAGATTCATTTCAGTAGCCTGCTGCAGCTGTTGAAGTGTATCAGGAGAAGCATTTCCCTGGATTACATTTGTTGGGGAATACGTCAAATAGATATCTCCGCCATCACTGCCACCCGTTGAAGATGACGATACGCTTCCGTAGCTAAGCATACTTTCCAGCTTGGAGAGAGGAAGAACTGCTTCACTTTCCGCACCCTCACCGATCATTGCTAAAGTGGGTCCCGTTGCAATGGCTCCCTCTGCAAGCATCGGGATTTCCGGAAAACTAAAGCTTAATTTCTGCCCACCCATGCCAGGCACCCAATCTGGTACGTCTACGCTCAGTGCTCCGATCGATTGGAACGCTTGATTGATCAGAGAGATGACAGCGTTAATCGGTGCCTTTAGTAAGGATGCTAGCCCATCAAACACACCTCTAAAAATGTCCTTTACGCCTGTCCAGGCTAGCCCCCAGTCACCCGTAAAGGTACCTGTGATAAAATCCAAGACGCCGCCCAACGTCGTCATGAGGCCATTGAAGATGCCTGCGACACTATTGATAGCACTAAGAACGACCGCTTTGATAAAGGGAAACGCAAAATTGAAAGCACCTACGATACCGTCAATGGCAGGCTTAATCACGGTAAATATAGCGGATATGGTGGCTCCGATCTTACTCCCAACGCTTACAAATGTAGGGAGCATCGCCGAGAAAGCCCTTGATACAGCCGGAACAACATCATTGGCGATAAACCCGAATACTTTTGAGAAAATTGGCCAAAGTTTTGATTGCACATAGGTTACGATTGGAATCAGTGACTTGATCATTGATCCAGTATACTGACCGATTCCTGATCCAACCTTCTGAATGATCGGGATTAACTCTACAATGGTTTTTTGAACAGAACTGAAAATGCTCTGGATGTCAGGCAAGAATTCATCCCAACCACCAAATAGCCCCTGGAGCTCCTTCGTGGCTTCGCCAATAAACGGCCCCCACATACTGCCGATTTTGCTGAAAAACCCCTTTACTTTAGGAATGGCATCCTTAAACCAATCGCTGAAGGCTTGAAGTCCTGGAAGTGCTAAATCACCGATAGGCATAATCACATTTGTCATGATCTGCCGACCTATCCCCTGGAGTGCTTTACTCGCTGTACTGTACTTTACGTTTGCTACTTCATCCATGGTGCTTTTCGTCATGTCAAACTGACTACGCGCGCTACCCATAGCAGCAATGACGTCCTTCTCTAAGTCCTCAAATTGAGTACCAAATAGTTGAACTCCCAGTACGTTTTTCTTTACGGGGTCCTGCACCTTCGAAATGGCGTCCACGACTTTCGTGAAAGCTTTTTGAGCTGCGGGACCACCTTTTGCAAACGTCTGCGCCATTTCATTTGCATTAAAGCCGAGCGATGCAAACGCGTCATTGGTACCCTTTGAGTCGTCTTTTACCCGAATATTAAACTCTTTGACTGCATCCCCAACTTTATCCAAATTAAAAGCACCGGATGCAAGTCCAGCGCTGAAAGTGTCAAACATCTGGTTAGCTGTGAAACCGAGCGTACTGAAATACGGTGCATACTCGTTTGCCGAGTCGATCAACTCATCGGACTTATTCAGGCCTTTCTGAGCACCCTGAGCCAACAAATTATAAGCCTGGTCGCTAGTGATCCCAAAGTTTTTCATCATGGTATCACTGGCTTTGATTGATTGCTGAATGTCTTCTCCGAATACGTCCCGGTACACCATTGCATTTTTCGTGGTTTCCTCGAGCTCTGCCCCGGTCTGCTGTGTTACCTGCTTGACTAGACTCAGTGAGTTGGCCACATCGTTCCAGTCTTCACCTAGATTCTGGTTGTAGAGGTTCTTTGCTGACTCAGATAAGGCCTGCATGTCTTGGATGGTTGCCCCGGTAGACGCTCGCAGCTGTGCCATGGAATCTTGAAATCCGGTGATTGATCCAGCCATATTTCCGATTGCATCAGTAATACCAGAAATCAGTGCAAATGCACCAGTATATTGGGCAACCCTGGAAACAATACTCCCAAAGCCGCCAACTGTCTTGGTCAGATGGCTAAAAGCACCCTCTGCTTGCTTAGCATCGCCTGCCAGGTCACCCAGTCCACCACTCGCCTTTTTAACGGCTGTCGAAAAGGTTGGATCAAGTTCTCCTCCAAAAGAGAAGGTGGTTTTGTACTCTCTTGCCAATTACCTTCTCCCCTTTCGTCGCGGTGGTCTTGGTGTTGCGGTATTACCTCTTAACTTCTTCCGCTTTTGCTCCACCTCTTCATTCGCTTCAACCCATGCTCTCAAATCCGATAATGTCTCGTTCAGCCACTCCTGTGGACTTGAATGGGGCATAGAAGAAGAAAGGGCCACCGCAATAACACGGAGGCCCTTCCCGATATTCCCTTCTATCCCCGTCGCAATAAAAAATTCTCGGCCATTTGGGTGATAATTGTAAAATCGTCACCTTTCAATTTATCAAACAGTTCAGTCGGCACTCCAGCCGCCTTTGCTGCCACTGCGATCTGATAGGACAATGTCAACGCACGACCAGGATGAATCTCTTGTGGATCAATCCGGCGCGCCTGTTTTGCGCAAAGAATCAGGTCTTTCCCTGTCAATTCATCAAAGCGCAAATCCAATTTTTCAATTTTTTCCTCTTCAAACACAATCGGTCTTGACAATCGGTAGACGCCGGGTGCATCCGGTTCGATATTACTGGTGATTTCCTCATTCGTTGTTACTTCCTGGTTGTTTTTGTCTTCTGCTAGCATATTTATTCCTCCTACGATCCAAGATTTTTACGGACTTTAGCGAGATAATCCACACCATCAATCACGCACACATAGTTGAATTTATCGATCTCAACAACCGTTTCGCCGTCATGCATGACCTTGAGATAAGTAACTTCCAACTCGTTCGAGTTATCCATGGTTGAGCCCTTCGCCAAACTTCCAAGTGATGTGTTCTTGGGTATGCCGCGGATCGTAACCTTTACCGGAACCTGATCATACGTTCCGTTTCGTTTGTCGATCTGTTGAATGGAACCCCGGAAGTCGAGATGATGAACCTCTTGTCTTGCAAGCTTGAAATTGGCTCTCTCCAATACACGCCAGTTGATCGTTACTGTCATCGAACCGAAGTGACCAAGGATTGGACTGTCGATTTCCCCAGGAATTCCCGCACCGCTTATTGTTTCTGTCATAGACGCAAGATCAGGAAGATCAACATCGGCCACACCAAGGTAGTCCGTCCCATTCAGGTAGCCGTTAAAGTCATTAAGAATAGCAGAAATTTGTTCCGACATACTGTACTCTCCCCCTACGCTGCAAGGGCAGCCAGATAAGATGTGTCATATTCCAGAACAAAGCTAATACTTTGCGCTGGAGAAGGTGGCGTCAAGAACACACGGAATTTAATGCGCCCAGCCATCAGTTCGGTATCAGGGTTGTCCTCTCTGCGAAACTCGACTCGCCCACCCAACAGATATCCGGAAGAGGTCAACCCGTTCAACCAAATATTCGCACTGTCTGTAACGGTTTCGATCAAACGCCTGTTGGTTGGATCATCGACCTTATCCCAGTAGGTCAAAATCAAAGAGTTGATAACAAAATCGAACATACGGCGAACGGGGATCAGGCTATCTTTGGGGTCCGTGACTGCCGGGAAAGCCCCCGTGTAATTCCCCCAAGTTTTCCAACCACCAATAAAATTAAGGGCAGTCATAATGCCTTGGGCATTTAGGTAGTTCGCTTCTTCCAGCCCAAGGAATACCTCTGTTCCGTCTTTCAGCACCGCAGCGTTCGCTTTCAGTTCCTTGTTGGAAGGAGAAGCAAACGGGATACCGTTGTTCGCTGCATCGGTTGCCCCAATAGCTCCTGCCAACTGCGTGGAGAAGCGATACTTTTTCCCTCCCATAGAAACCATTGGCCAGCAAGGAACCTGTCGAGTATCTGTGTAGTTATTGCTGTTTTTCCAGGCTGGAGCATCCGCGTACTGCATAATATCATCAGTTGGCAGATCCGTTAGTGCAATGGCATTAAATACGCCGTTGATCTTACTTGCTTTGGCGGTCATCACCGCTGCTACAAGTGGATCTTCCGAATAGCCAGGAGCCAAAATCAGACCCGGTACCAGGCCAAAACGCGGGAATACTTGCTTGATTAGTTCAAGCCCAGTGAGCTTCCCGTTAACATCCACGCCACCAATGATATCCGAACTATCTACGGCTGCAGGATCAAGCATATCGTATCCGACCTGTAAGGTAGTCTCATTACCAATACTGCCACCAGATTTGACCGCCACGATCAAGTATCCGTCATCATCAAATGACAGTGTGTAGTCGTTATCCAATTCATAGGTTTTATCTGGCGTTGTAGTGGATTTTACAACTACGCTGCCCTTTAAGATTCCTTCTGCCTTAATTGTGGCCATACCTTGTACCAGGGACGCGCTTGCTGGGTCGACCGTTTTTTTATGAACGGAAGGATCAAGCACATTGACGAACACCACAGGGGACAGATTGAACAACCGGTAATGGGAGTCCATAAATTCACTAAGCGTATACTTTTCGAAGTCATTGGAGTATCCAATTGACTTAACTGCCTCTGGAAATGAGTAGCAGAGGACAGGTACATTCACAGGCAACGTTGCTCCCGTTGCCAGATTAACTGGAGCAGCGCCAAATACTACAGGCAAGCTCGCGGTAGATTCTACTGGAGTTAGTAGAGAGGTAGCTTCTTCACTACCAGATACACCATGATTAATTTCCATTTGCTTACTCCTTTCTGCTTAAAGCCTGATATGCTTGCTGCAATGCCGTTCCTTTGCGCTGTAATTGGGCTTGCGCCTCCAACAAATGTGCAATCGGAATGATCAGCGTATCTACCTGTGGGAACCTCTTCCGGATATCCTCCAGATATTTGGGGACACCGTTACGAAAGATCGTGTGTTGGGCCAAGAATCCTCCTGGAATATTTGGACCGATGTAAATCAGTTGCTTTTTTTCGGGCTGTTCTTCAGTCCCTGATACCGTTTCTTGCGTAGATTCGACTTCCGAAGCAGTCGCCTCTGTTTCTGAAGTCGCTTTTTCAACTGCTGCTTTCCTATTCAAGGTAATGCACCTCCTGTTGGACTGGCGGCAATGACCATGTCGTTTGCATGCCACCAAAGTAGAACGGGTGATTCTTTTCATCTTCGTCAATTGCCCAATCAAAGGGATATTCGATCTTGAAGCGACGGTCTATGATCCGCTTAGCAAACAGATGTATTTTGAGGCGGGTGATGGCATTTAGCACATCTTTGTACCCCTGATAGTCCAGCGAATCATCCCACAGACCAAAGAAGATCAAGACATTACATGCCTCTGCCTCCGTCAAGGATGGAATATTCCCCTCTTGTATGCGGACAATCGCATACGGAAAGTGGTCTGTGTCTTGTCCAGTACGCTTAGCTGGCAAGAACTGCGAATAGACATTCAGTTCCACTTCCTCGCCCTTCGAATTTTTAAATCCAGCACCAGCAAAGAGAGCCCTGATCTCTTTGACCAAGGCT